CCCCCAACCTCACACCCAGCAAGCGCAACCCCCTGTTCCGGGTCAATCGGACCTATTTCATCCTCCATCCGCTCCAGTAGAGATCTGCCGTCCTCTCCAAGAGCCTTCATGTACTCGTCCATCCGCTTCCCGCCGCCTCCACAGAAGGCCAGCACCATCGCATCCGCACGGTCCGGGCTGTTGATCCCACGGGCTCGAAGCTCATCCTTACCCTCCAGCGTGAGCTTCCCCTTCCCATTCGTCCGGACCTTTCGGCTCACGAACTGTTGTAACAGGATCTCGTCCGTTCCGCACGGCCCCAGGTTCACCTTGTTCTCCTCCACCATTCTCCCGAACTCGATCCACATCTCCGCTGCACGGTTCACGAACTGATCATCCCGGATGGCCCGCTCACCAAAGTTCACCCGTCGGACATCCCAGCCCTCAGCCCGGAGCGCGTCGCACATGACCACGCCCATGCCACCCACATCCGCGTAGATATCCTCAGCCTTGAGCCCCCACTTCCTGAACTCGCTGATGAAACGCCCCACGCTGGCCATCGTGTCCTTGTCCTTCCAGCGAACCAAGCCCTTCACCGTGTTCCCCTTCCGGACCACCAGAACACTCTCGTCACCTCCCGCGCTGAAATCGCACCCCGCGGTCAATCGTTGGCCATCACTCTCCTCCTTGCACGGGCTGGAGACGCACTTCTGCCAGTCCATGGTCTTCACCGCAGTCAGACTCCCATCGTCCTCCATGAACTCCGCGTAGATCATCGAGCGCACCAACGGATGACCCTCGCCCCACCGCGCTATCTGATCATCGATCCACTCCTTACGGATGTGAGGACAGTCATACGCAGTAACGGTAAAGGTGCTCCACTTCCCGTCATTCCGGCGGAAGACATCGTAGAAGTACCCGGATGAGCCCCCAGGGCTGCTCATCAGCAGCACACGCGTCGGCTGGCACCGCTCCATCGACTGGAATATCCCGTCCGGCACCGCCTTGGCCTCATCGACCACATACATCAAGTCCTGACTCGGACCCTGAACGTGCCAGCCCTCCGCTTTCTCCGCGTTGCTCGCGCTGAATCCGATGCACCGGCTCACTAGCTCCTGCCCCTCGTGCAGCTTCGGGTACACATAACGCACCTCGCCGTCCTTGATGAAGAACCCGTTCTCCTCACCACCCAATCCGTTGGCCAGCTTTCGCAAGTGTGGCCAAAGAGCGTCGGCTACCTGACGGTAAACGCCTGCGGTACATACAACCAGACTTCCGGGCCAGCGGAGCATGTGCCAGATCACCGCACTGGCGGCGACCATGCTCGTCTTGCCAGAGCCGTTCGCAGCCTTCAACGCCACCTTCGAGTGCTTCTCGTTCAACGCCCCAAGCACCGCCTCCTGCCACGGGTACACCTCACGTTGGCCAAGCATCATCTTGGGGAAGTTCTGAAGCTTCTGAGCCTCCTCGATGAGCTTCTTCTGCTTCCACGCGGGCATAGAACCGCCTCCGCCATAGGAATTGGTAAAGGAGGACTTCTTGCGCTTAATTTGCTTGACTGCCATAAAATTGATGTGCGGTAGGGGGAGGGGGTATCAGGATCACCCCACCCCCCACCTGGGTGGTCCCCCGCCCCCGTGGTCTTGTTCTACGCTATCACGCTACGCTATTACAATTGCTATCCAGCTACCCTATCCTATTACCATTACTCCCTATTTAGAAACAACCCCGAATGCTCCGAGTAGGTTACCAGATATCGATAGCTCTTTGCCTTTGGTAGTGTGATCAAGCTGAGCACGGGCAACGTAGCCGCGGGTGCGTTCCAACAACCATGCAGCACCCTGCCATCCGTTGCTGGCATCCAGAACCCGATCCTGCATTTCAACCTCACCCTTCGCCCGAGCCATTTCTAGTTCCCTGGCGAACTCCGGATGCCGGGCAAGGTATTGACCCCATCCCGCAGGTGATCCGGAGGAGAACCCGCAAAGGATCGCAACCCGATCATGAGGCATTCCCAAGTAAGCCGCTCGAGTTGCTGTTTTTTTCATCTCGGGAGTAACTACCTTTTCGGGTCTCCCTCCCTTCGCCTTCCCTTCCCTTTTCGGTCGCTTTCCAATCTCCAATCCTTCCCGTTCCATGCCATCACTTTGCCCCACAAAGTATGCCCCGGAATATTTCCCGATCTTTCGATGTTGACAACCATCGCCTCCCGTTGCAATCTTTCCCCGTGAACCAAAGGTTGGTTCCTTCCTACACCATGAAATCCCTTAAATCCCTCCTGCAATCCCTCGCTTTCCTTGCGTTGGCTTCTCTGGTTATCGGCTCCCTAGCCTATTGCGTCGCTCACCTTTTGATCGGAGGCGTCCAATGAATGGATTTATCCTCCATGAAGACCAGTCCCGTGTGATCATCGCCACGGGCTTTGCTTCCCCTTCGGACAATCGAAAGACAGGCGACATGATCCAAGTGTGGATCCTTGTCCGTTCCATGGACCCCGTCGAAGCGATCAAGGAAGGTCTCGACCGCCTGATTTGTGGAAACTGTCGGCACCGGGGCGATGGCACCGGGAAAGAGCGTTCTTGCTACGTCAACGTCGGACAGGCCCCGTTGGGCATTTGGCGGGCATGGAAAGCGGGCTCTTACCTTCCCTTACCCTCCGTTTCCGTTTTCACTGGTCGCCGGGTTCGCTTCGGAGCCTACGGTGACCCGACACACTTGCCCCTAAGCCTCGCCCTGGCCATTGCCGGAATCGCCTCGGGATGGACAGGCTACACTCATCAATGGCGCAAGCCATCGCTCCAGGGATGGAAACAGCTTTTGATGGCCTCAGTAGACACCACGGCCGAACTTCTCATCGCCCGTTCCATGGGCTGGTCAACCTTTAGAGTCTCTCCCGATCACGATCATCACACGATGGAAACGCTTTGCGCCAGCGATCGACTCGGAACCCCCTGCTCCGAGTGCCTAGCATGCGCTGGCTCCCGGACTGTCCAGCGGGCCGTTTTCATCCCGGCCCATGGAACCGGAAAGGTTCACTTTGTCGGTGCCTGAATTCCCCGGTGAGCCTATCGGAAACGGTAGGTTCTGCGGGCAATTGATGCCCATCAAATCATGAATACCACACAAGCCACTAAGAAAAACGCCAACCCTTACCGTATCAAAGCGACCGAAGCTTTGAAGGAGGAGGGTTTCACAAGCTTAGACTCATTTGCCCGCCACGTTCTCTGGGACGGCGAGTGTCGGGCATGCTGCACGGAGGGATGCATGGTTGAGCCTGACGGTTGCTGTCATCACGGTTGCCCCTCGATTCTGCTCGCCCTCGGCATGATCTAAACCCATGAAAACCCAACACACTTTCAAATCGGAAGACTCTGCAATCGAAGCTTCGATCGAATTGAACCTTTGGGGATCCCGAAGGAATCGGGGATCGATCATCGCCTATCGGGACCGTTCAACGGTTTTCCTTCGCCCGGAATTCACGAGCAAGGATACCCTCCGGGAATTCTCCCGTTTGATTGAAGGGATCGATTCGTGAAGCCCCTCCTCCGTGTCTTAGGTTACCTCGGACTCTGCTTCCTGTTCACGCTGGCCATGCTAGTCTCTGCCCTCGCAGGAAACTAGCCTAAGCCAACCAACCAACGCCCCAGGGTTTATTCTCTGGGGCCTTTTCTTTGCCCCGATCCAGTCGCCTGTCTAGTCTCCACCCCGCCCGCCCGCCAAGTGTGGATCGGGCTTTCGGGGCCGTGTGGGCAACCATGCGGCCCTTGCTCTTTTCCTAGTAGGCCATCCATCCATCATCCAATCCCCCATACGCCATACGCAAATTCGGAATTCGGAATCCCAGAATCGGCAATCGCCCATCCCCATCATGGTGCGCCCTTCGTTGCCCTATAGTGCGGCACCGGATAGTGCGGTCTCCCATCGCATGAGACTCGGAACACCTTGCGCTCCATGATCCCTGAGCGGAGTGCGATAGCGATCATTCGATTGGTCTGGGATAGCTGCATACCCCATTCCTGCATCCATTGCCGTGAGGTTTTCCATTCTGGACCTGGGACCTCGACCTTGCAGTTGATCTCGTCCCGTATTCGTCTCAGAAGCTCGGCAGAGTCCATTTCGTTTCCCCTTGTTTCCATTGGTGGACGTAGAGTTGTGCGCCATCGTCCCAGTATTCGCCGAACACGATCCCGTGCGACCATGCGAGCGTCCCTCGGCGTCGTAGCGCGTAATCCATGCAAGGAGCGTCGGCCAGCGTCCCCGGAGAGAGGCATATGGGATTATCCGCCCGACGACCCGTGGCCATCCCGGCTCGATGAGCGTGAGCGACAACCGTATTCCCCCAGGTTTCTGCCGTATCCCTCAGGAAGTTCTCCGAGTACAGAAGCCCATGACCCCACGAGAACCCGCCGAGCCTGTACCAGGAGCGCGGCAGGACATCATGGTGCAGTATCCGCACACGACAGTGCCTTTCGATCGGAGCCATCATCTTCTGCCATATGGCCTCCGCGAAGCCCCGGACCACGGTATTGTGATGCCTCATGAATTTCAGAGCCCGATGATCATGGTTCCCCAGCACAAAGACGGTGGGCCTCAGAGCATCGAGAAACCTCACCCCGCACTCGATGTCGTCGAGGTAATCATCCGCGGCATCGGAGTCCGCAGGGTTCAAGAGCGCACCCGCTCGAAGACTCGCGAGATCGTAAGCATCCCCGAGGTGGATGACCTCATCCGGCGCGAAGGCGTCCCTGAAGAGCAGCACCGCGGCCAGGGCATCGGCGTTGGCGCGATTCCCGTGGGAACAGCCTACAGCCATGACCCGTTTGCGCCCTCGAACAGCGAACATGGCGAATTTCAAGCATAAAGTTTCTGCTTCTGCAAACGCCCGTAATCGTCAACCATGAACACCCATTCTGCATGAAATCCATCGACACGATTATCACTGATCTCATCTGGTACGCCTCTGTGTATAAGGATACCAGTGGCGAAGGCCGAAAGCTCCGCGAGGAGCTTATAGAGCAGGCCAATCTTATTGTTAAACAGATCCGTGATCACCAGCCCGATCTCCTGATAAAGGCCACCGGCACCGAGTCACTTGTGTGTCGCGAGATCGCCAAGCGTCAGTTCCTGGGACTGAACAAATACGGCACGAGCGTTCAGGACAATCCGCTCAAGCTCCAGGAGTGGGCCAGTCATGCCCGTGATGAGGCGTTGGACCTCGCCATCTATCTCCAGCGCATCATCCAGGAGATCGAGCGGGCGAAAACCGGCATCATCCGCGATTGCCCGCTGGCGCAAATCAACCCCTGATCCATAGCCGAGGTCGATCCGACACCCAAACGCGCTCCTAGCCCCCTTTCCGCTCGATTGCGGGGCATCCACATCCATCCATCATCACCCATCATCCCGGCTCCTGAGCTTCCAAGCTCCCGAGCCACCGATTCCAAAGCCTCCGAACCGAGTACCTGGTACTGGGTGTCGGGGGTCATCGAAAAATGCCGCCGCCGCGGGGGCCGTAAGAGCCCCCCAAAGCGAAGCGGCGATGCATTTTTCGACTCCCTTTTAAGGGAGTGAAATACTCCCTTTTAGGGGAGATAGCGGGAGGGGCGGAGAAGAATCTGGGACCGGAATCTAGAGTTAGATCTTGGTCCTTGACAGGCTTCATGGGACAACGTACTTTGGTCGTCCAATGAGTTATCTAGAGAACGGTTCCACCCTCCGCGCCATGTTCCGCCTGATGCCCCCGATGAGGCATGACATCGATCCGAACCGATCCGAGGTTCTGGCCTACATAAAGGACAACCTTAATTGTGATATCGGTCGCGCTATCAGATCGTTCAATTCGATGCGCCATATCAAGAGCGCGGTATTGATATACGATCGTATCCATCGCCAGTGGCGTGGATGTGATTGGGTTCCATTTGAGGAGCCTGACAAGATATCACTATTGATGAGTACCGTGACAGAGTTGAAGCGTGACATTGCATCGTTGAGATCTGATCTCAGGAAGGTGAAACACGAGATGGTTTCCTTACGCCGAAGGAAAGGTGGAGTGAGGTCTGAGGATGATCCGGAGCCTGGGCCTGATCCCGAAACAGAACAGCAGCCGATCCCTGAGAAGGAAAAGGCTGCTGAGAATCCGAACGAATGGTTTAGGACTATGTGTGCCGCCCTCGACGAGGTTGATAGGGCTTCTTCTCCTTCAATTCCGCACCAGTGAACGCGAGCGGGTTGCACTGCTCCCACTGGATCCCGGTGGCTGAGTGCTGAAGGTTGAGAATGGGGGATGGGAGTCCGAGCCTCCCTCCCCGTTTGCAGAAGGCCAATTGGAAGCGTCTTGGCTTGGACTGGCCTACTTCATGGAGAACCGCAATCTCTCGCGCCCAGTTGGCAAGCTCGGAGGATCCGAAGCCTGAGTGGGCCAGTTCCATAGTGGTGAGCGGTTCACCCGTTTCTTTTCGTTGTGGTTTGGCTACATGGTGCATCCAAATCCAAGCAACCTTGGTCTCGTGGAGGATGGGCTGGAGTTTGTTGCGAAGGAACACGGATACCTCGGACTGATCGCTAAGGTCTCCACCGAAGTAGGAGAACAGTGGATCGGCGATGATGAGGTCGAGCTTGGACTTGTGGATGAACCGGCGGGAGAAGGCGAGGAACTGCTCACCGGTGCGGACGGTCTCGGTACGGAACTCCAGGTTCTTCTGAAGCAGGTTCATCTGTTCGATGGTGAACCGCCTGTGGGTTACCCCGCGGAACGCCTCGGAGAGGTCACCACGATCGTTCTCAGCTTGGATGACACCGATCTTCAGTGCCTTGACCGGCTTGATCCCGAAGAAGTCGAGACCGAGGCACCAGCGCACGATGATCTGCATCATCAGTGAGGACTTACCGATGCCGGTGCCTCCGCTGATGATCATGGAGGATCCGCGGGTGATCCATCGATTGCCGATGAGATTGTCCGGATCGTTTTCCGGATCGAACGTGAGGAGGTCTTTGACCGTGACGATGGTGGACTGATCCTCGTCGGTCTCGCGGTTGGTGAGCCATTCCTCCCATGAGTTCGCACCGAGGTTGGTGGCTAACAGTTTCTGCTTCGCCTCGCCCCGCCATGATCCTGGGAGCCGGGAGAAGCGCGATGGGTTCTTGTTCTTGGGATCGATACCTGGGATCGCCTTGTAGATCTCATCGCGGCGGCTGTCCCATTCCTTGCGATTGGCGGCGTCCACGCGGACCCATCCATGGATGGATTTGCCGCCGCTATCGATCATGACGCTGATGGGCAGTCCGGAGTCCCGTAGGAGCTTCTCCTGCTCGGGCTTGGGCCGTTCATCGAACTCGACGAGGACATGGCGGTACGCACTGACATCGTTGTCCGAGCCGCTGTAGAGTCCGGGCTTGAACGGGTTGATGCGGACGAAGACGCCATCGGTGCGGTCGTCTCTGAACAGGATGGAGTCCGGGTTGTCGAATCGCTTGATCCATTCCTCGACCGGCAGGAATGACCCGGAGGTCATGGGCTTGCCTTCCTCGACCTGCTCGCAGATGCAGACCACCTCGGTGGGAGCGAAAGCGGATTCGAGGAACCGCTTGAACTCTGAGGATGCGGGGTCTGCGCTACCGGATGGCTTCCTGAACACCACGCGGGATAGGTCGGTGTATTCCACGGTGCCAACAGCATTGAGCAGATGGCCTGCTGGCTTGTCGTGGCTCGTGGATGCCGCGGAGCGGATCTTGTAGGCCAGTTCTCTGTCGGTCCAGGGTGGCTGGCAGGAACGGTTCCATTCCGACAGGAGGCGTAGAGCGTCCCCCTCGGATAGGCCGAAGCCGTGGACCAGTCCCACGGCTGCGGTGTAAGTAGTGTTGTGACCTCCGGATCCGGAGATCGCTGGCGGGACTTTGGATAACCATAGCTCCGCCCTTTGGTATGCTGTCATGTCGTTGCGTTTGTCGTTGCTGCTACTTCTTCTTGCGAAGTGTTCCGGCCTTCTTCATGGCCTTGAACATCTCGACTTCCATCATGCGTTTGATGGCCTGCGTTTTGGTTGGGTAAGTACCCATGTTCTTGTGGTGAGTCTTGGACTCCACTTTGTATCCGGCCTTGGTTTTCTTGATCATGGTTGGATCGGCTTGAACACGGTCTCGAACTCCTGCTTGGTACGGACGTAGTAGTTCTCGCCGCGTCTGTAGATGACCACCTTCCGCTTGATCTCGGCAATGCGAAGCTCTGCTGGAGCGAGCAGTTCGACCTTCACCAAGGGAAAGAATCGGTGGATATGGGTGGGTTTATCTGAGGATTCCATGGGGCGGGATCTTGGTCTGGTTTAGGATACGAGATCCAACCCTTTCGGATGGCCTCGTCCACGATAGATTTCGCGTTGGCGATGATGTCCTGATTGATGGATGCAACGATGGCCCGCTCTTCCGCGGTCATCTTCTCGGGCTTCTTGTTGTTCTCCAAACGATACCCGTACCAGGGTTGCTCACGGCGTGGGGTTCTCATTGCTTTTGGATCTCCGCGGGGACGATGCGCGACAGGACACAGTTGCAGTAGGAGCCCTTGGTTCTGGCGTTACATCGATGATGATGCACAGGGTTGGAGACGATGTGTTGAGTGAGGTCGCTCGTGAGCTTGACCAAGTCAGTGATACGGTCGGCTGCTTCGAGGAGGATGATTTGTGGGACATTATCTGGCGATTGGATGTCCTGAGACAGCACCTTGAGTGCGCTCACGAGGTCTGTCGTTGACGATGGTTTCATTGTTGTTTGTGGATGATGAGACCATTCCCTTTGGGATCGACCAGTTCGACCGAGCGGATATCCGGCAAGCGGGCCAGCGTCTTGACCATTTCAATGGGATCATGGGCTTGAGCAACGCAGGTGAGATGGATATCGCCGTCTCCGTAGTTGAGCTTGAGGTTCTCCTTGGTCCGATCACGCGTGATACGGATCAGCCTACCCTCTGACAGGTGGACAACCTTGATCGATTCAACCAAAGGGAATTGGTGCCTGCTCATTAGAGTGATTTGCCGCAGTGCGGGCAGAGCTTGGAGACCTTGGTATCGCAATCGATGCCGAGCCACTGGCAGAGTTCGCTGAACGAACGGTAGCCGTAGTTCTTGAACAGGAGCGGCTTGATGCGCTTCTCCTTGATGGCCTCGATGGCCTGCTCACGGCTCTCGATCTTGAGAGTACGGAGGATGGATCGGTTGCGAACGCTGAGCCCGTAGCTCCACTCGTTGCGCTCGGTCTGGATGCGCTTGTGTTCGCTGAGGATCTGATAGACCCGCTGCTTGGAGACACCAAGCTTCTCACCGATCTCTCGGAAGGTGAGCTTGTTGGCCCGCATCTCAACCACCTGATCAATGGACTCTTTGAGCTTCATGTTGTCCGGACGTTTGCGGCTGTTCTTTCTGCGTTTCGGAACTTCTTCATTGCCTGATGGCACTGAACGCACAGTCCCAGTTGCGTTGTGCAGCCGCATCCCAAGCAAGCTGCCAATTCGTGACACAATTCCTTCCATATCGTTTCTTCGGTTTGTTGTTTATGTGACTCGTTACTCTGTTTCATCTCAAGTTCCTGGCGGTCCAAGCCGCTGATTCTGAGATCTTGTACTTCTTGGCCAGTTCTTTGCAGGTCATCGATGGATGCTCCTTCTTGATTCTGGCCACCATGTCGTCCGGAATCCTCTTCCACGCTCGCTTCTTGCGGGGCGGTGTCGGATTCACGAACGGCTTGACAGGACCGAGCATCTTCTCGATCTCGCTCTTCGTCAACCCAATTTTATTGAGCAGACTCATTTTTCGCTTTGCTTGATCCGCCGCAGGTTCATGGCCTCGTGGACGGTGGGGAAGTGCGCGGCGAAGACTTCCTCGATTTCGTAGGCCAGTTCTCGGTGTTCTTTCTGGGTGTGGGAAGTGGTCCGTGTTTCCAGGTAGTGGATCCACGAGCGGACGCTTCCCTTGACGTACAGGCGAGTACGCGTGGCCAACGGAAGGATCATGCGGGCGCATTCCGGAGCCACTCCGTTGCTGATGAGGAGGTGGTAGTTCTTGAGCGCGGTGCGGACGGCTTCCTCCGCGATGGCGTTGATGTTCCACGATGTGCCTTCGAGGTACTTGTGGCCGATGTCATCGCCGCTTCCCTGGCGATTGCCCTGCACATGCTTGGCCCGCATCTCCAGTTCCTCGACCATGACATCTCCGAGCTTGGCGATATCCGAGTATCGCTGGCTGAACTCTTGGAATGAGAAGCTCTTGTGCCGAAGGATCTGGGCTGCGATGGCCCGCGAGGTCTCAACCTCGATGGTGAGATCAGCCTGTTCGAAGACAGACCAGTGTCCGTGGAGCATGCAAAACTCTAGGAGCTTTGGACCCGTGGCGTGGTTCTGTTGGTTGCTAGGGTTGCTGACCCTTGCCGTGTAAACGATGTGCTGATCCGGAGTCAGCGCATTTCCGTTCTCATCGGTGACGAGCGACTGGGTGATTGCGACTGCTTTGGCTTTCATGGCTCCAATATCCCCTTAATCTGCCTGTTCCGTTCTCTCGGAGTTCTCCTCAGCAAGCACTCAATCCATCGGAACGAATCGAGCGTTGCAAGGTGCTGATACTTGGTCTTGTCCTCGTAGTTCTTTGCCTCCAGCAGTCCAACAACTCGTATGCCGTCCTCTTTGCTGCTGTAGATAAATGCGACTCGGTTAAACTGCTCGTCGCTCATGGACGGGAGTTGCTCTCTCACGGCTTGGCCTCCTTTGCTTCTCTCCATGCGTGAGATAAACACGCATCTGCTCCGAGATTTCTTGGGTTCTCAAGCCATTCGGCCATCGCATCTCCCGCATCCTCCAGTCGTTTGATGCGCTGAAGTAATGCTTCTTTAGGAAGGTCGTCGCGGGTGAACTTTGGATTTGTTAGTTGGTCAACGAACTCCTCCAGCCGCTTGATGCGAGCAAGTAGACGGTTCAACTCATCGACTGTATCCGCCCACGTTTGGCAGCACTCTCCACCGTTGTTTGGAGAGTTGATCCATTGACTCAATCCTTCATGTACTAGTGTGTATTTGTCCTTCACGGCTTGACCTCCTTGGCTTTGTTCTGCTGAATCCAGTTGTCGATGGCATTTAGAACAGCGGCATGGCTGTTTTCTACGCTCTCCAACCGCTTGATTCGCTCGTTTGCTGCGTTGAGTTGCTGGGTTAGCTCGTCAATCCGTTGCTGTGCGCCCCAACAAGTGCCGTAGCATTGCTCTTGAATTGTCTTTTCGGATTCACTCATCGCTTGTTCTCCTTTGCTCGCTGCCATGCATTGGCCAGCAGCCGATAGTTTGAGTCGGAAATGGTACCGTCCTTCAGCCACTCAAGCAGCTCGTCACCAGTACTCTTGAGTAGCTTGATCCGATCTTGCAGGTACTCGACCAGCTCCTTCAGCTCGTTCACATCGGATTGAAGCTCTCGGATCTTTGTGGCCTGTGGGTCGGCAAACCATTGCTCCTTCATAATCCGAAGCACTTCTTTGGCTGCATCAGTAGCGGGTATGGATTCATTGACCGTGAATCCACCATCCAGATCGACCCGCATGATCTGCGTCGTTGGGTTGGATATCGGGTGGCTGTTGGTTGAAAAGTAGCTTGGTTCGCTCATTTGCACTCCTTCCATTTGAATTGTGGTTTACCATTCTGATCGGATACCCACTCGGCATGGCCCTCTCGCACGGCTTCATGTTTCATGTGACTTACTCCGGTGCCTCCTCCGAATAATCCTCCGATGATTATGCCAAGCAGGATGCACAGGAAGTACGGCATTGCGTCTTCTTGTTTCACAGCTTGGCCTCCTTGGTTTTGAGCCACTCTCCAGTCGCATCGCTAATGCGAACCTTTCCAGTTTTAGTGACGTAGATTTGAATGGTGTGCTTTTGCGTTTCGATAAGAAGCGTCACCCATCCCTTCTTGGAATCGGAGAAGCAACGGGTGATTTTCGCCGCACCCCAATCGAATCCGTATTGCGTCTCGGAGTAATGAATTTTAGTAGTCACGATTTGGATTCCTTAGATTTGATCCAAGCTAATGCGGTTGTATGTCGTTTGAATTGAGGTCCGAATGACCATATCAACCATTCGGCCATCTTATCCCCCGCCTCCTCCATCCGCTTGATGCGGTCCTGAGCGGAGTTCAACTCGCGTTCCAACTGACACGCAAAGTTCGCGTCGATGGTTACGAGGTCATCGGACCAGCATTTCTGTCGGTTCACCTCGGCTTCGGTTCTCGGGGTATCGCCGACCATTTTGTTGGTGTCACCAAGATGGTTGCTCATTTCGTTCCTTTCTGCTTGTTGTTTTTGCGATTGAAAAAGCTGTAATCGTACACGTTCTTTAGCTTCCGGACAT